GTGACCCCGTTCCCCGTGGAAGAAATCCGCCAACGCCTCGCAGATCGTGTTGACCTTGAAGGAGGTCAGCGCGCTCTGTCTCGCAAAATTGGCATACCGCAGCCAGTGATATCGAAAGTGTTATCAGGCTCATCCGAAACAATCCCTGAAAGCGTCATCAACGCGCTTGGATATATTGTGCGCCCTATGTGCGTGCCGGCCCTGAAAGGCATGAACCGATGACTGATTTCCCGAAAGAGCATAACCAGTTTTCCGGTGGCGATGATGCCGCAGTCGGCGGCATTGCGGCGGATCGGCTGCGGTCGATCATAGAAAGAACCGAAAGGCTCGAAGAGGAGCGCAAGGCTCTGTCTGGCGATATCAAAGATATCATGACCGAGGCAAAGAGTGCCGGGTTCTGCGTGAAAACCATCCGCCAGATCATCCGTATTCGCAAGCAAGACCCCAATGAATTGCAAGAGCAGGAAAGCCTGCTGGACATTTATCGGAGAGCGCTCGGATGCTGAAAAACCTCCTATCCCCTGACGCTAAACTCAAACGCGAAAACACAGAGCTGCGGGCAGAAAATGCCCGCTTCCTCGGAGCAGTGGCGCGGCGTGACCGCGAGAATAAAGATCTGCGCGACGAAAACCGGAAACTGCGACTTCAGGTTGATGCCCTGAAGCGTGGCCGGTGCCGTGATGCTGAGGGGAAATTCGTGTGAGGACGATACGTTTCGAGCTTCCAAATCCGTATCCACTCCTGAACCACAGCATCGGGCAAAGCCGCTGGGCGTTGACTGGTATGCGCCAGAAGATGGCCCGAGCAGTTTTCGCGGCCACTGTGCAGCTACGCATCCCGGAGCCATTCCAGAAGGCCCATGTGACGATTGAGCGGCATTCTTGCGGAACGCCGGATCATGATGGTGTGCAGGGTGGCGCAAAGTTTCTGATCGACACACTCACTACACCCAAACTGCTGAACGTCCGCACGCCGGGCTCGCGTCAGCGCGTGAAGAACAGGCGTGGCCTGGGATTCATTGTTGATGATGGACCTGACTATGCGACGTTCGACATTCGGGCCGTAAAAAGCCGCTTATGTGACCAGAAAACCGTGGTGACGATTACGGAGATTTTGCCGTGAGAAACACCAGTTTTCCCACCAGCACAGAGTACCCAACCCTGCGCGAACCTGTTAAAACAACGAAAGCCGCCGGTGCGCGAACACCGGGCGGCTTTCTGACCAATGCTTGAAAGGACCTCAAGTCATGGCTGAGCCAGCTATACCGTCAATCAGCATCGACGTGAAGACGAAACAGGAAGCTTTTGACTGGGCACGTCAGGATATGATGCGCCTGTTCTTCCACCTCATCCAGAGCGGCATAGATGTCTATACGCTGCGCGGTGAGATTGCCTGCACAATGAACGCCATGCACGGGGCTCTTCAGTTGGAGGGGCTTGAATGAGCGCCAGAGCGAGAGACTGGGCTTATTCCGTGACGCTCCCCCTCTGCCAGAAATTTGTGCTGGTGGCGCTGGCTGAGCGTGCCAATGACGAAGGTGTCGCATGGCCGTCTGCCCGCACTATTTCCGACATGACCGGGGCATGCGACAAGGCCGTTCGGAACGCGCTGAAGCAGCTTGAGCAGGACGGATTTATCGTGCGTGTCAGCAGTGGAACGCGCTCAAAAACCTACCAATTGAGCCTCAATAGGGGGAATGAGATACCGGTATCTGGTACCGGTCAACCGGCACGTCATACCGGTCAACCGGTACGAGATACCGCGGTATTAGATACCGGTTACCCGGTACCACATACCACCCAACCGGTATCTGGTACCGGTCAGACCGGTACGACGTACCGACAAACCGTAAGTATCGGGAGCGTTCCGTTGAGGTCTATCCGTGCCGCGAGTGTGGCGGCTGGCATATCGGCGGCAATGAGTTTTCGAAGCACACAGTCAGGCCTGTTCGGCGGTGTGTGCAGATTATGGTGGGAGGGTTGGAGTGACCGTTGATAACAGCGCCGCTGAACGCAAGAAAAAGGTTGGCGGCGTTACAGGGCGAGGTTTTCGCAAGGGTCAATCTGGCAATCCCGGCGGACGCCCGAAAAACATCAAGGAAGTGAAAGAGGCGGCCCGAGAGCACACGCTTCTTGCGATTGAACGCCTCGTCTATTGGGCCAAATCTGAGGAGCCGAAAGCAAGTGTAGCTGCGTCCAATGCCTTACTTGATCGCGCTTGGGGTAAAGCTCCTGTGAAATTTGACGAAGAAGACGCCACTAAAGGCGTGACAGTAATCATTCATAAGGACTGCTGACCCTGCTCATCAAGCCAATCCCACCAATGACGTTGCTGTGGTGCCTGTTCTGCTCTCTGGCGACCTACGCCATCCCACGCTGGCATGAACTTGGCGCGGCGATGTTTGCTGTGCTGTGTGGGCAAGTTTTGGTGTCGCGGTGGTGGAAATAACACTACCCGCAAACGGCTGGCGGCCTCGTGATTATCAGCGTCCTTTTTGGCGGTACCGTGCTGACGGTGGGAAGCGGGCTTTTCTGGCCTGGCATCGTCGTGCCGGTAAAGACGACGTTTTACTGCGTTCGACATCCGCCCAATGCTCCAGGAGAATGACGGCTGGGCCGCATTCATCACCACGCCTCGCGGCAAGAACCACGCCTACAGCATGTATCAGCATGCGGAACGGTCGCCGGATTGGTTTGCCCAACGCCTGACGATTGATGATACCAAAGCGCTGACGCCAGAGCAGGCCGCAGAGGCGCTCGCCGAATACATCTCGATCTATGGCGAAGATCTGGGCCGCGCGCAGTTCGATCAGGAATATATGTGCTCATGGACTGCGGCCATTCTCGGTGCGTTCTATGCGCGAGAGCTGGCCGGGGTGCGCAATGAGGGCCGCCTGTGCGCCATTCAGGCCGTACCGGGTGTGCCAGTCCACACGTCATGGGATTTGGGCGTCAGCGACGATACAGCACTCTGGCACTTCCAAGTTGTCGGCCCGCAGATTTTGGTTTTGGGCTGCCACGCGCAATCTGGCGTCGGACTGGACTATTACGAAAACTATATGCGCGAGACCTACGCAGCCAAGTGCTGGACACCGGGCCTCGACTTTGTGCCGCATGACGCCAAGGCGCGGGAATGGACGGCAGGACGGTCACGTATCGAAACCATGCTGGCGATGGGGTTCAAGCCGCAACTGGTTCCGAATGTCGGATTGATGGATGGCATCAACGCTGCAAGACGTACATTGCCGTTATGCGTTTTCGACATTGATACAGAAATGACGGGCTTTTCGGCTCTCGAGAGCTACAAGCGCAAGTGGGACGACGTAAAAAAAGCGTATTCCATGGGGCCAGAACACGATTGGGCGTCACATTATGCTGACAGCTACCGGTATCTTGCGCTATCATGGCGACAGGCACGGACGGCTGCACCATCTCCTCCGGCAACCACAATGCAAAACGTGTTTGAGGCTGAGGGTATTACCCCTCCCAAACTGAGAAACACCCCGCGCCGGAGACGGTAAAACGTGGACGAACAGCAGCCGCAACTTGCGGACACGCTGGAAGATGCCAACGAGCCCAAATCATCAGACGTATTGCTTACGGCCATCCGTGAGGCAGCGCGCAGCTTTGAGCCGTGGTACACCCAGTGCGACCGCATCGACAAAATCTATTCGCTGGCCCGCTCTATTGGCGGCAGTGTGGTTTATCAGGACCCAGACTTTGACCTGTTCTGGTCAAGCACGGAAATCCTGAAGCCTGCGGTCTATGCCCGGCCACCGTCTCCTGTTGTCAGCACGCGCTTTGCTATTCGTGATCCATTTCTTGATCAGGTCTCGGAAATGCTTGAGCGCACGCTTGCCACGACGCTGGACAAAGCCTGCATTGATGACGTGATGAAAGGCGTGCGTGACGATCTGATTATGACAGGCCGGGGTGTGTCCTGGCTGACGTATGAAGACGAAGAACACCAGCGCGTCACGGTCGAGCATCTGGAAATGCGCGACTTCCTGCATGAGCCTGCGCGCAAATGGGCAGAAGTCGGATGGGTTGCCCGGTGCGCGTGGATGACCGCCGACGAAATGCACGACCGCTTCTATCAGGCCAGCGGAAACGCTTACAAAACAGCGTCCTTTCTCGCAGGCTTCGGCAGGCGTGCAACAGTTACTCCAACTTGGCCCGTCCGGTGCAGAACTGGCTGGCGGGCTACTCAAGTTTGCTCTCGCGCCGTACCGCGTTGGGCGGCAGCTTGACGGTCTGATCGAGAAATTCACAGAGCAAGCTCCGCAGATCGTTCAGCAGCAGATGCAGGCGCAGCAGGGTGGACCAGACCCGGCTGCGGCGCAAATGCAGCAACAGATGGCGCAGATGGAGCAGCAGAAGATCCAGTTGCAAGCGCAGAAGGCGCAGGCAGACGCGCAACTTGCCGCCGCAAAACTCCAGATGGAGCAGGCCAAAGCGCAGGAAGACGCGCAGCACAAGCAGCAACGCCTCCAGCTTGATTGGCAGCGCATGCAGACCGAGTTGCAGCAGGGGAATGCCACGCTGGCCGAGACGCTGGCGCGTGTTGAGCATGTGAAGGCCGAGACTGTCGCGTTGCTGGAGAACGCCCAGACCAGCAGGCAGACCGCCGTCAATGACACGGTTCGGACCGCTGCGGCAGTTGGGCAGCAGCAGTTTGAGCAGGATCAGGCGCTCGCGCAGCCTCCAGAGGTGCCAAATGAGCAAACGCAGCCGGTTTAGCAGGCTCAACACCCGCGTAGCCTACCCATGGTCGATAGATGCGCCGATGCCCGCAGATATCAACATGGGGCTTGGCAGTTTTGTAATCGGTGAGACGGCGCTTGGGACTGATAGCGCGCTTAGCCTGGTTGAAATTCTTTACGGCCCCGGGCCTTCCTCGGATGGTGAGGTGGGAGGCTTTGTGATCGGCTGGAATACCCGTGGGGATGAAGTATGAGGAAGATTGCTTTTATCGCTGGCTGTTTGGCCGCAACGTCCGCGCATGCGCAGAGTACGGGTATTCCGTGGGTTAATGGACGCATTCTGACGGCCCCTATGCTGCAAAGCCTTGACCAGGCTAAGATGAATATCAACAGCCTTGGCAAGCCGGGATTTGCCCCGCAACTCAATGCGCTTGGCCAGATTACCAATCCGGTTGTGGGCGACGTATCGCAGGCGAAGGCAACGACTGATGGGCAGACTGTTGCAGAGGTAGCGAAAAAGGCGGATAACGCCGTGCAGCAGGCCAATATAGGCGTAAAAAACGGCGTAGCGCCATTGGATGCGCAGGGCAGGATTGATGCTCCAGTTGTAGGGGATGTGTCTCAAGCAAGAGCAACCACAGACGGTAAGACAGTCTCCCAGATCGGCCAAATGGCATCCGGGAGTATGCAGCAGTCTGAAAAGAACGCGCCGAATGGCGTTGCGGGACTAGACGCATCAGGAGCTTATGCCGGGGTACTGTCCGGAAATGTTCGCTCAGGGGGGTCCGACACCGGCACAGATATCAGTGCGGCGAACCTTTCTGCCAGCATGACCGGCGCACAAGCATCTGCCGCCATTACAACCATTCAGGCCGCTGTAATTAACCCGTCATGGTCTTCCTTCTCACCTCAACTATTATTTGGTGGTGGAAATGCGGGACAGATGCTTTCTTGTCCTACAGCATCTTATCTGACCCTGGGTAACATAGTACACTTATGGATGCAGTGTAGTTTGATATATAAAGGCACTTCCACTGGGTATTCAACGATATCAGGGGTTCCATTCAATGCTGTCGGGCAAGCACCATTTTCTATGGATATCAGAAGCACCGGAATTGCTTCTGATGGGACTCAAGTAACAGCGTCTATACAAGCCGACACTATTACAATTTACAAAAGTATCAACAATAGCGGAAGCAAATCCGTTGCTACGGATGCGGATTTCGAGAACGCCGCAAGTTTCACAATTGATGGGTGGTACCCTAAGGAAGAAAATTAACATGAAGAAGATCGCTCTATCCCTTTTGTGCGGCTTCATTCCCTTTTATGCTAACGCCGCATCACTCAACGGCCCTCTGATTAAGCACGTTACCGACGACAAGGCGTTTTACTCAGCAGGTGAGACCGCACACGTCTTCGTTACGCTGACCAACGGTACAGGCTCATCGTACACAGGTAATGTCGTGTTGGGCGTATGTTCACGCGGTACACTGATTAGCAGCACAACAGCAGCCGTTACATCGCTCGCTACTACAACATCTCAAACACTCTCCATGTCAGCCGCCGTCCCAACGCTCAACGCGCACGGATATCAGCTCGTCGTCAACGCGCTTACATCGTCTGATACTGGTACTGTCTCATGCACAGATACTGGCAGCACATCGAGCAGTCCAGTTGATGTTGCATCAGGAGCAATCAACGTCGCGGCCAACGCACAGGAAGACCCGATTGAAGGCTACGTTGATCCGCAGGCTATGCAGGGTGCAGACTACAACCTGATTGCTGATAATCTTGCACAGTACCATACGAATATCATCCAGTTTTATGACTGGGGGTATCGTCATGACGCGCCATACACATCCGATGCCACGTGGGAAAATTTAGAAAGCGTTCCGGTAACGAAAGACGAGACAACCGGCCTTATCAAAGCATTTGGGAAATACGGCGTGTTCACTCAGCTTTATACGTCATGGAATGGGGCATACATCGACTGGCCAACTAAGGACACGAACATCACAGTCGGAATGGGTGTGTATAAAAATCAGTGCGGATTAACGAATAGCTGCACTGTTAACGATCAGTTCGTCACATCATCGGGCTGGTCCGGATGGGGCTGGCAGACCGATGGCTCTGTTCAGGAAAACCCGGCCAATGGAAACTGGATGGCGTGGATTTCGACGCAGTACAAACTTGCTATGACAGGATGGGGCTTTAGTGGCGTTCATATCGACACAATGGGTGATCCTAATGAAACCCTCTATGATTCTCATGGGCGAGAGCTTCCGAACTTAGGGGAATTTATCGCCAATTTTGCAAATTACACCCAAGCCAAAACCGGCGTTTGCACAGACATCAATCAGGTGTCGGCATGGAACCTGCAAGGTGAATCTGTCGGTGGGCAGTCGTGCAATCTCTATATCGAACCCCATCCTGAGTTCGGCAATTACCCATACTACCCGTCAGCAAACGGCCTCATTGAACAGATCAAAGAGTGGACGAACAGGCCACTTATTACCGCGTACTATCCGCAGCAGGTCGCTTCAGGTGTGATAGGAACCAACAATGCGGTCAACGGAGATAACGTCACGGTCTGTGATCCTAGCTCAAAAGGATCATCGGCGTGTCCAGCCAACAATCCGGGCATTGAATTGCTCATGGGGCAGGTTGCGGTATCAGGAGCTTCAGAGCTTCTCTTGGGTGACTATGACCATCTTATTCCGGGACCATTCTTCCCTCGAGCAACGCTTGGTATTGATAGCGACCTACAGGAATACCTCGCGGATTATTACAACTGGTTTGTGGGAATGCGAGATGTGCTCAGAGTTGGTACTGCTGATTTGAGTGAATTTGTCACAATCACAAACTCGTCTGGAACAACGGTCAGTTCGAGCGTTGGGGCTGCCGGGGCTATTTACACTCGAGTTTTCGCACGAGCCGGTATTGCAGTGGAAGTTGGGCTGACTAACGAAATTGGGCTTAGTAACAACCGAATTGACGATCCTGACGGGCTTAATAAACCAACCGCGCAGACCAATCTGAATGTTACTCTGGCATATTTCGGAAACACAACACCCGGAACTCTCTGGTATTCCGCGCCGGACATCAATCACGGATTTCCTCAGAAGCTGACATACACGCTCGATAGCAAGTCAGGTGCAGTTTCGTTCACAATCCCCTCACTGAAAACAAATGCTCTACTAGTTCTTGAGTCTGGTAATCTTACCACGACAACAGACTATAGCGTTGGACCTGCTGACTTTATTCCCGGCGCAACATCCCCGGAATATTCGAACGGGTCAGGCGCGTGGGGTGGGAGTTTCGTTCATGGTTGTTGCGGACGATATGCGAAATGGCCCGCAATTGATTTCGGGACTTCTGGGATACCTGTTATCGCAGCTATCGTCAGCAGCACATCTGGTGGCGCTGTTGAGTTCCATGAGGACAGATTAGACGGAACACTGCTTGCTTCCATGAATGTCCCAAGTGGGGCATATAACTGGACCATCACAGCACCTGTAAGCGACAGTCCCACCGGAAGCCACAATATCTATGTGGTATTTCCTCATGGTGACGTAACCCTTGTGAGTTGGAAGCCATAAAGGCTGCGGCGGTTGGGCAGCAGCAGTTTGAGCAGGATCAGGCGCTTATGCAGCCACCGGCGGTGCCAGATGGGCAAGCCTGATTTCGGCCGGCTGAACACACGAATTGCCTACCCGTAGCCTGTGAATGTAGAAATGCCACAGAATATAAACGGGATGAGCATTGATGAAACAATATACGGCACTTCTCAAATGGCTGATCCCTCCGAAAGAATAGGCGAAGAAAATGAGTGATTTTAAAACATTTGTGGCGCTTGGTATGCCTGCTCCCCTCGCAAAGGAAGTGGATAAGGGCATCCAGAATGGTGGCGGGAGTGCTGTGCAAAAAGACGGCGGCAACGCTACTAATACGATTGTAAAAGCAGAGGGTAGCACAGTGGCGCGCACGCCCGGTGTGCGTGCTGCTGATGATATTGTGGTGCATGATTACGGGGTGGAGGGTGTCGATGCATCATCGGACGTTGCTGGCATCATCGCGGCTGATGCGCGGGGCGTAGCAACGGGCGGCAAAATCCTGCGTGTTGCTCCTAACGTGGATGTATTGGGCGATGATTCCACGGCGTTGGCTGCCGCAAACCACACGGTCATTCTGGGTAACAAAGACCAGCGTATTCTTGTGGCACCCCGCCGAGCGGTCCACCCGGATCATTACCCGTCCGCGTCCATGTTTCCACCCACTATCAAAGCTCGGCATCTCACCAATTTCCTTAACGCCTGTATCGCGGCAGCTAAAACAGGCGGAACTGTCCGCATTGGCGTGATGGGCGACTCTATTATGTCCATCGCGACGTGTGCGCGGACGCCTATTGATCTGCCTTGGGAACTTCTGTGTGACGCAGTACGCAAAGCATGGCCAAATGTAAATTTTGAGACATATAACTGCGCGATTGGAGGCATGACATGGAATAGCATGAACTCCGACGATACGCCCCCAAACCCGTGGAACCCCGGATACGCGGACTATACAAGCTGGAGAAAATACGTTGCCAGCCTGAACCTCGATCTTCTGCTCCTGTATTCTGGCGGCAATGATGGTCGCGGGATTGATGTCACTGCTATGCACGATCTCGTGCAGTTTTTTGAGGGGCAGTCTCACGTCCCCAGCATCATTTTCGGGGTTACGTATCAGCCGTCTCTGGGCAGTAGCACTCTTGATTATTGGGATATCGGCATTCAGGAAGGGGTTGATTTCGCTGCGCAATATGTCCGGAGCTACGCGCTGGCCAACGATTACGGCTATCTTGATTTTGGGCGCTGGCACGCAATGTGCCGAGACGGGTTTGATCCGACGACCATCAGCCTGTCGAGACTCGCCCCTAACGGCACAACTCTGTTGGATTGGGGAACGCCGTTTAACGTAGCCGCAAATCAGGACTATGATTTTCCTGATGTGATGTCCGTTTACAATGTCAATGCCAATTACTGCACAGATTGGGCCGTAACATTTAGTCTCGACCCGCTCCCTAACGTGTTCGATTTCCAGTGCTCTGGGGCACAGGCCATATGGGGGCAGCCCGGTGCAAACCCCGTTTTTGTGTTATTTAATGCTGGGGATAACGTCGTAATACGTATCCAGCACCCCTACGGCGGCACGACAGATTACGACACCGGAGTACCTATTCCGACCGTTGCCGCTGGTGCTGCGTGGGGCCTGCATATGGGTGTTGCGCTCAAAGGCACCCGCCTGCGCATGAGCATGTGGTCACCACAGAGCGGCATCCCTGACCCCAGCACATTAGAAGACAATATGTGGATGGAGAAGGGATTTATTACGATCTTTGATCGCCATATCGAGCGGTGCGGGGCACCATATGCACCGCATTTCTCGTTTGACGGACAGGCGTATAAAATGGCCGTCCATAGTCTGTTGGTTGCAGACAGCACCAAGATCAACCCCGATCAGCAGCGTTACAAACCTCTCGTTACTGACAACGAGTTATACTATTTTTCCGATGCGCACGGTGGCTCTGACGCCTATCACTTCAACTCTGAGGGTACACGCAAAATCCTCGGTCCTGTTATCTACGCTCAGGATTGGGCGCCTGATGTTGCAGCAGCTCCGCAGGTTGCCAGCGTTGCTGGCCGCACCGGAGCGGTGCAGTTAACCGCTGCGGATTTGAATCCAGTAGACGGCTGGCAGAGCATGGGTAATGTTAAAGCCCAGTCTTTAGAAGCTGATGATTACATTGCTGGCGCAAAATCCGTAACTGCGTGGGCTGCCCCGGCCCTTGGGGAGCAGCCCACCATCACAGGTTCGAAGCCGACTGACCCGATTGTGCAACAGTTGCTGACTGTGGTCGCAAGCTACGGATTTGCCAAAGACGGCACTACTTAACACTGTACTTTCCTGCATAAACGGTACTATATTACTGCGCATGCAGGAAAGCGCACCCGAATACGCATGGTTTGATGATGGGCGCGGCCGGAAAACATTCCGCCGCGTTCCTCAGCCCAATCTGAACCGCTCCGATCTTCCGTGCCCGATGCTGATCACTGATACGATTGATCCGCTACAAAGCCAAGCAGACGGAAAATACTATACCTCAAAAAAAGCTCTCCGCCGCACCTACCGCGCTGACGGCAACCCGCAGGGCAAAGAGTTTATCGAGGTCGGGAATGATCAGAAGCCGCATGAGCAAAAGCGCGGCTCTTATGTGCGCGATCCGAAAAAATCACGTGACACAATCGAAAAAGCAATGGCCGCCGTTGATCGGGGCGAGGGAATGCAGGCATGAGCGAAACACTCACCAACACAGACACCGCCTCAACCGACCTTGCGCCGGAAGAAACCATTGCGGTTGGCGCAGGCAATGAGCCGGAAGCCGAGCCGAATCCGGAAGAGCCTTCCGCGCCCAAGACGCGCCGGGAAGCGATTGCCGCCGCCGCCGACAAGGTGACGAAGGAAGATTCCGAGGAAGAGAGTGATGTCGAGAAGCCTGATCCGCAGTCGAAGCCCGAAAATGTAAAGCCCAAGCCTGACGCAGAAGAAGCGACGGAAGCAGGCAAGGAAGAGGCTGCCGAGAAGCCTGAGAAAGAGCCGGGCGAAGAGGGCGAAGATAAGGCGCAGAAGGATGGCGAAAAGAAGCAGCCGCCCGCGCCGAAGCGTTTTCTCCCAAAAGCCAAAGAGACATGGGCTAACACACCTAATTCCGTTAAGGCGGAAGTGGTGCGCCTCGAGCGCGATTACGACGAACTCTCCCAGCGCTCTTCTGAGAATGAGAAGTACCGTGAAAATCTCAAAGTTTTTGAGGACTTCACAAGCAAGCATGGCGTTCCGCTTCAGGATGCCTTGAAACTTTATACGGACATTGACCGACTTCTTTCGCAGAACCCCGTTCAGGCTGTTGCAGATATTTTGGGCCGTATTGGCATGAAGCCTGAGCAATATGCTCAGATGGTTATGCAAAACAGCCCGCAGTATCAGGCTCAGATGCTTGTTCCGCGCCAGCAGGCCCAGCCACAGCAGCCACAGGTGTCTCCGCGTGAGCAGGAATTGCAGCAGCAGCTGGCCCGTGAGCAGGCTGCCCGCGTCAATGCCGAGGTGATTGCGCCATTCGCCGCTGCGCACCCGCGTTTTCAGGAATTGCAGGAAACTGTTGTGCAGTTCCTCAATTCTGGTATGATTCCGAATAACCTTGCGCCCGCAGCGCGCCTTGAGGCGGCATATGATATGGCTGAGCGGCTTGCCCCGCGCTCCGTACCGACAGCCCAAGAGGCCCCGGCCACGCAAGCAAATGCCCAGACTGCCAATCCGCGTGCGGGCAAACTCCAAATCAAAGGCGCACCGTCTTCCGGCAATACCAAGAGTCCGGTCGCTCGGGGCAAAATGTCACGCAAAGCCGCCATCGAAGCCGCCATGGAGCGGGCTGGGGCTTAACGTAGGAATTGGCCAATATGGCAGCCGTAACAAGCAATCGCTGGCTCCGGCAGGTCCTCACGACCTCGCTGGAAGAGCGCACGAAAGAAATTCAGGATCTCGTTTTTAGCAGCAACCCAGTTCTGGCTGTGCTGCGCAAGAACGATATGTTCAAGACGTATTCCGGGCCAGATATCCGCGTTCCTCTGACCATCGATAAGCTCGATGCGCAGTGGTTCACCGGCTATGACAAACTGGGCAATCAGCCGAAAGAGCTGATCAACAGCGCCGTGTTTACGCCGAAAAACGTGGCAGTCGGATTCTCCTTGACTGGCACTGAAATTCTGGCGAATGAAGGCCGCGCCAAGGTGATCGATCTGATCGACACCTACATGGAAAACGCCGAAGAATCCATGCAGAACGAAATGGAATCGGCAATCCATGGCGACGGCACGGGTGCTGGTGGCCGCGAAATGATCGGCTTCGGTGGCGCTCTTCCCATCGTCCCTAATGTCGGCGTCTATGGCGGCATCGACCGGTCTCAGGTTCCAATGTGGCGCACGTCCTACTACAAGGCGACCACGGATTTTGCTGATATCGGCAACACGTATGACGTGACGACCGCTCCGCGCATGATCCGTCGTATTATTGCCAACCGGTCCAAAGGCAACCGCAAAGCGGATCTGATCATCTGCGATGTGAACGCTTATGATGTGGCGCAGACCAGCCTGACGGCCATTCAGCGTATTACCAGCTCCGATATGGCGAAGCTGGGTTTCGACGCGCTGCAACTGTCCACGCCCGCTGGCCCCGTTTCCCTGCTGTGCGCCAACGGTGTTGGCACGGTCATGCCGGAAAACACGATCTACGGCATCGACAGCAAGGCGCTGGAAATACACTACCATGCAAACCGCAACATGGTGCCGCTGTTTGAAGGCGACGGCGCGCGCCCGATCAACCAGGACGCCATTGTGCAGTATCTGGTCTGGAACGGTGAAATGGTTCTCAAAAACCCGCGTTACACGTGGCGCTTTGATACCACACCGGCAGCGGCATAAGGGAGAATTGTCATGACGATCCGTACAAACCCCTCCCTTGGCATCGGCCTTGATACCGTTATCCCCGCTGATGGCTCATGGCTGGATGTGGCCGGCACTGTTTCACCGCAGTATGGCGACGTGTCCTTTGACGAGGACGGCTACAAGCGCGTGTGGGTGACGAGCGCCGCTGCGCTGACCGCTGGCGCAAAAATCGCCATCGATGACAATGGCAACGCCACCTTGTCCGATAGTGGCGCATACACCGCGCCTCTGGCCGTCCCGGCTGGCGGCTCCTTCTGGTCCCGCGCTGCGGCCATCTGAGCGTAAAGGGGGAGTGTCATGCTCCCCCATTCTTTTTCTGGAGCTATCATGGAAGTTGCAATTTCCCGCGTCGAGAAGCCGCCCACGGATTTCGCCGTTACACCGTTCTTCCGTTATGAAACGGTTGAAGATGTGGAAGCGTCCCGGCGAGAAAAGCGGGCCGTGATGAAAACCATCGAACTGTGCGAAATGCGTATTGCTGGGGAAAAAAACTACATCCCCACGGTTCCGGCTGACAGCATCTGGAAGACTGAAAATGGGCAGGCGATCACCTATGCCGAGCGGTTCTCCGAGCAGTACCAGCAGTTCAAGCTGGGGGCCACGCAGTCGGGTGACGGCACGCCGTTGCAGCAGCTTCGTCCTTTCGGCATTTCTGATGCTCAGATCAGCCTGTGTCGCGCCCTGCGGATTTATTCCATCGAGGCCGTCCATTCGCTCGAAGGCGCTTCCCTGAAAGCGCTTGGCGTCTCCTGCAATGAACTGAAACGCATGGCGAATGCGTGGATGGCAGAGCAGGCCCGTGGCGGCCATGTTGTGTCTGAACTGGATGCTCTGCGCCGCAAGGTGGCAGAACTGGAAGCCGAAAAAGCAGCGGAGCGCGTAGTGGCTGAGGAAGCACTTGAAGAAGCTGCGGCTGACGCGGAAATCGTCAGCGCCTTTTCTGGCATGACCGAAGACCAGCTGAAAGCCTACATCAAGGAACGCACCGGTGCCGCACCACGCGGCAACCCATCCCGCGAAACGCTGCTGCGTATGGCTGAGGAAGCCTGACAATGAGCGTTCTGGACTGTTTCAAGCAGGCATCCCGGCGCTTGCTGGCGCAGGACCAGAACAGCCTGTTTACGGGCAGCGACCCGTTCCAGATTAAGATGCAGACCATCATCACAGAGGCTGCTCTTGATCTGGCGCAGCACCACGACTGGATGGCGCTCACAAAGCAATGCACGCTGACCACGGACGGCAGTACAGCAGACTTTGATCTGCCAGCCGACTATGGCCGCATGCTGGTCAAAGCGGACGTTCATTCCTCCATCTGGTCAGTCAATTATCAGGCCGTGCGGGATCTGGATGAATGGACGCAGTTGCAGCGCTTTATGCCGTCCACCATCCCCGGCTACTGGGTGATTTATGGCGGCCAGATGCACCTGATGCCGGTGCCGCGCGTCGATGAAAACCCGTGCTTCTGGTACGTTTCCAATAATCTCGTGAAGGCCGCTGACGGGACGCAAAAGCCGCTCTTCACCACGGATACAGACATCTTCCTGCTGGACGAGCAGCTGCTGACGCTGGCGATGATCTGGCGCTGGAAGCAGGCCGAGGGGCTGGACTATCAGGAAGACATGCAGAATTACGAAATTCGCCTGTCCCAGATCGCCACGAAGGATCATGGGAGCCTGCCTATTCGCTCCAACCGTCGCGGCATTAATCGCCTTGGCATCTGGGCCATCGCCCGGTGAGACGCCCCGCACAAGCTCCGCAGCGCGCCCGCAAGGCGCAGGTGGTCAGCTTTCCGCCCCCAACAGCAGGATGGATCAGTAATCAGAACCTGATCGCCAACACCAGCAACACGCCCGGCGCGGTGGTGTTGGATAACTTCTGGCCGACGCCGCAGACCGTCCGCATCCGGCGCGGGTGCGCGCTCTATTCACAGCCATCCCGTGCCGCTGATTGCTCAAGCCTGATGGCCTACGACAACGGCAGCGCGCAAAAGCTGTTCGCCTGCATTGGTGGGTCAATCTGGGACGTGACCAGCGCGGACGAGCCGGAAGAGGTTGTATCCGGCCTGATTGGCGGCGAGTGGTCCTATACCCAATTCGCCACGGATGGCGGCGTATTCCTGATTGCCGTCAATGGCGCAGACCCGATGCAGCTTTATGATGGCACGCGCTGGTGGTCGATCACGGGCGCGAACGTCCTCCAGTTGCTGGCTGATACAATAACCAAAGCTCCAGTGAAGGGTGAAGTGGTCACGGGGGGCACGTCCGGCGCGTCCGGAACCGTGACCTACCTCAGCGGCTCACAAATCTACGTCACCACCACAGACGGCAAGACGTTTACCAGCGGCGAGACGGTCACGGGCAACGACGGCGCGAGCTTCACTCTGAGTGCCGATAGCCAAGTGTGGTGGACTGGCATCACGCCAAAGTCTGGCAGCTCGATTGGCGCCATAGAAACAAGCCAGTTTTCCTTTGTCTGGTCCTACATGAGCCGCCTGTATTTCGTGCAGCGGAACAGCATGAATTTCTGGTATCTGGAAGTCGGGACAGTTGGAGGCGATGCGCTACCGTACCCCATGGGAGCGATTTTCCCGGATGGTGGTGCGCTCCTGTTCGGCTCGTCCTGGTCTTTGGACAATTCCAGCAGCAACGGCCTGTCCGAGCAGTGCGTATTCGTGACGGATGCGGGCGAGGCGGCCGTCTATCGGGGCATAGACCCCAATCTCAGCGACACATGGGGCAAGGTCGGCCTATACCGGGTAGATAAGCCGCGCGGCAAGCGGGCGTTCATCCGCAATGGCGGCGATTTGCTGATTGCGACGGACGCCGGGCTGATCCCGCTGACGCAGGCCGTCGAGCGCAACCCATCCAATCTGGCCCCCGGCGCGGTCTCGTATCCAGTGCAGGATGCGTGGATGCAATACGTCTCCGAGTGTCCGGGCCGGAACTGGCAGATGGCCGTCTGGCCGGAAATGCAGATGGTTGCGGTCTCCATCCCGGCAGCCAATGGTTACGAGCCATATTTGCTGGTGGTAAACATGAATACCAGCAGCTGGGCCCGCTTTACTGGCTGGAACGCCCTTTGCTTTGCTACATTCGGCGGCAGACTCTATTTCGGGACAACTGCCGGGCGCATAGCAGCAGCGTGGCAGACCGGATACGACATGGGCGTGCCGTTCACTGCCATTTATGCCCCGCTCTTCCATGACCTTGGTGGAACATTCGGCGCGAAAATGCCCAAAGATGCCAGTGTGATGATGCGCGGAAGTTATGACGTAACGTGGTCAATTTCCATGATGTATGACTACGTTCTGACCATTCCAGCCGCTCCTGCTGCGGCACAGGTAACGAATGATGGCGTCTGGGCAGAGGGGATCTGGAATCAGTCGCTTTGGGGGCATGGCACAGATATGCGCCCACAAAAGAAATGGTCGCCCGTGGCAGGCATGGGATACGCTATCTCCCCATGCCTTCAAATCACCAGCGGCAATCTGCTGCCGTTTGATAACGAAATCGTCAGGGTTGACGTGACTTATCTTGTGGGAGGATTACTGAGCTAAGAAGCGTCACTCCGCCGTGGCGAATCAATAAGTTACTGGGGGAAAGAATGCTTTTAGCATTTGAAATTGCATTATTTCTTTTTTTAATGCCTGCAATAATAGCAGTTGTTTCTTATCTCGGGATGGCGATTTTATACGTTATCGGGGTTATGTTATGCGCATTATTTTCCCCGACTATACTAGGGTTTTCTGCTCTGATGAAATCAAAAGAGCAATATGAAGATTATTGCATAAGGCAGAAAAAAAGGAAACAAAACGGAACATACAAAAAAATATACTGGTATTATCCAGCATGTTTTGTTGGTGGTATAATTTTATTTTTTTGTGGGGTAGCGTATGGTATCTGGTTTATTTCTTATATTGTGAATTATTGTTTTAGCTAATACTTACAAACTCAATAATACTATGTACTATCCCGCATCATCGCGCTACCCTGCGGCCATGCTTCGCACCATCTCAACAGCAGATCATGACCCGCGCATTCCGGCCTTTCTGAGTGCGCGTCTTGGGGTGCAGTTTTACCCGCCATACACCACCATGGGCCTTGAGAAAGACGGCGAGATAATCGCGGCCTTTCTGTTTAATATCTACACAGGGCCGGACATTCATGTTACGATCGCTGGCAGCGGATGGACTAGGCGTTTTCTCCGCGATATGGGCCAGTATCTTTTCGAACACCTACAGGTCGAACGGTTTACGGCAATCACCGAAAAACAGAACGTGGTTGATATCGTTTACCGGGTTGGCGGTCGGCAAGAAGGGCTGATTCGTAACCATTTTGGCCCCGGTCGTGACGGTATTCTCCTCGGCGTTCTGAAAGATGAATACCGGTACCGGAATGGTCAGCACGCCAAAAGCACCCAGCGCCACAGCCACGGCGCAGGCACAGTCTGAATACAATACAAACACTGCCATTACGCAGCAGCTTCTGAACCAGACGGATCAGAACACGCCGTATGGCAACATCACCTATGCGCAGAACGGGAACCAGACGTTTACCGGCGCGGATGGGAAGACCTACACGGTCCCGAAATTCACCCAGACCACCACACTGAATCCTGAGCAGCAGTCAACGCTGAATCAGACCCAAACGGCAGCAAACAACATCGCGCAGACAGCAAACAGCCTGTCAAGAAGCGGCTTGTCATCGCTTGGGCAGGCGGTCGATACGTCTGGCGCGCCGGGCCTAACAACCAGCCTCGGTAGCGGATACAGCACCTCTCCGGGTAGCAGCTATTCCAGCACTCTCGGCAACGGCTACTCCACGTCTCTCGGCTCTGGCTACAACACGTCATTCGGGTCGGATACGTCTACCGAATACAACAATGCCAAAAATGCCGTTATGGACCAGCTGACGCCGACGCTGGACCGCAACGCAGAGGCCAGCCGCGCCCAGATGGCAGCATCCGGCGTGCGGGCGGGGAGCGCGGCCTACAGTGCGAACGAGCAGACGATTGGCGACAATTATACGCGCGCCGCCAATCAGGCGACCGAGACGGCGCAGTCTGTTGAAAACCAGCTGTTCAATCAGCAACAGCAGCAGGCCGCATATACGGATAGCGCTCTGCTCAATCAGGGACAGTTCAGGAATGAGAGCGCTCTTAACCAGTTCAACGCCCAGAACAACGCCAGCTTGATAGGCCAGCAGTTTACCAATAGCGCCCTGCTGAACAATGCCAATTTCAACAATAGCGCCAACAGCCAGTGGCTGAGCAACTACTACACGCAGCGAGACCAGCCGCTTAACGAACTGTCTGCGTTGCTGTCCGGATCGCAGGTGACAAACGCCAACACAGCAACCAGCGCCACACCGCAAACAAACGTTGCGGGCGTCGATTATAGCGGTCTGGTGAGTAACGAATATCAGGCGAAGCTTGCTCAGTCTCAGGGCCTCACAAGCGGCCTGTTTAGCCTTGGCTCGGGCCTTATGGGGGTTGGCGGCCAGTATCTCGGCGGCCTGGGGAAGAGTAAATAATGGCAGACTTCATTTGGGGCGCAAACGGCGAGGAAGTCACGCCGGAAGAAATCGCCCAGCGCAAACAAATGGCGCAGTCTCTTCTGGCCCAAAGCCAGCAGCGCCCGGCCAATTACTGGACGCAGGGCCTTGCCAATATGGCGGACGCCTTGATGGGCGGCTTCATGCAGGGCCGCGCCATGCGGGCAGAGCGGGCCAACGATGATTTCAATAAGGACGCACTCGCCAGCCTTTTGCAGCAGGGTAGCGGCAGCGGGGGTGCACCATCCGCACCTACGTCCAGCAGCGACTCCCCACCGATTGGTGATCCTGCCCAGCCCATCAGCCCGGTAGCCGCGGCGCTCACCAACCCGCAAACCGGTGAAGCGTCTCCAGCGGCGCAGAACGGTGCCAGTGACCTGATTGCGCAGGGATTGCTTGATCACATGCGACAGGCGGAGAGCGGCGGCGACAATACGGCCAAAAACCCCCGCAGCTCTGCCACCGGCGCGTTCCAGTTCACCAACCCAACGTGGACCGGCCTCATGCGCCAGCACCCGGAACTTGGACTGACAGCAGACGGGCGCACTGACCCGGCGCAGTCTGAAACTGCTGCCAAGCAGCTGGCGTCTGACAACATCGCCTACATGCTGGCCAAGGGTGTGCAGAACCCGACGCAGGGGCAGGCATACCTGGCACACTTTGCCGGGGCACCGGCGGCAACCAATCTCATTCAGGCAGATCCCAGCGCGCCCGCATCCTCCATTCTTTCGCCAGCACAGGTAGCAGCCAATCCGTTCCTGCGCGGCATGACGGCGGGACAGGTGCAGGATTGGGCAGCGCAGAAAATGGGCAGCAGCGTACCGCAGGCGCAGCAGACACCCGCGCCTCAGCCTTCACCCGGATATGGAATGCCTGCACCGGCGCAGTCCGGCCCATCTATGAGTGCTCTGATTGGTGTGCTGTCAGACCCCCGAGCAAACCAGCAAACGCGGGGCGTGGCGTCGGCGTTGCTCAACAACCAGTTGCAACTTCAGCAGGTTCAGCAGCGCTACGCCATGGAGCAGGCGGACCCGGAAAATCAGGCCCGGATGCGCTATTACGATTCCATGGTTTCCCGCAACAACGGCCAGCCGCAGATGACGCCAGAGCAGCAGAATCTGCAATGGCGCGCACAACAGGCCGGGTTGCAGCCGGGCACACAGGGCTACCAGCAGTTCATCCTGAACGGCGGCAAGATGCCCGGGCAGGCAGATACCGGCGTACAGACGCTTACCGCTCAGCAGGCCACCGCTAACGGCCTTGACCCCAGCAAAACGTGGGCAGTCGGGCGGGATGGTGTGCCCAAAGCGGTAGGAGACAGCCCGCAGGCCGTGCAGCAGCACCAGCAGTCCGTGCAGCAGGCCGGGTCGCAGGCTGTTGATGCCCTGACGACTGCTGCCAATTCTGCGCTTTCTCTCTTGGACCAGCACCCTTCATCCACAACGGGAACGCTTGGGCATTACACGGCGGAATGGCTGCCCGGGTCCAATGCGGCGCAGCTTCGCAACCAGATCGAGACCATCAAGGCCAGCGGTTCCTACGCCACCATGCAGCAGCTTAAAGGGCAGGGCATCAGCATGGGGCAAATGTCCGACGCTGATATGAAGATGGCCGCCGCAAAGGCCGGGGCCATCAACCCTGATGCACCCCCCGCAGTCGTTAAGCAGCAGATCAGAGACTACGCAGACTTTGTGAAGCGGGCATATGCAGGAAGCGGCCCATCTGCGCAGACAGCCACGCGCGAGACATCAGGTGGCGCGCAGACCACGACCACCGGCGTGAAGTGGAGCGTCCGATAATGCCTACGCTGACAATCAATGGCCGGGATGTGGAAGTGGGAGACGAATTTCTCCACCTTTCTCCAGAGCAGCAGAATGCCACCGTGGATGAAATCGCGCATAGCATGGGCGTGCATCCTGCGCAGGCAGATGCCCCGCAAACGGGTGCGCCCGGCGTCGTGAATGGGACTGGCCGGGCCTTTGCAACCGGCGTTCCTATCCTCGGTGGACTGGCCGACAAACTGGATGCAGCGACAAACGCCACCCTTGCGCCAGCCCTCAATGGCCTGTTCAGCGATAAGGACCAGCTGCACGGAGATTGGTCCGACCGGTACCGGCAAGCGTTAGCTGCGCAGAATGGCGCAGATCAGGGCTTTGCGACCGCGCACCCGGTCCTCAACACCGGCGGCCAGATTGCAGGCAGCCTTGCTGCCGCAGCCGCGCTGCGAGGACGTGCGCGGGGTGGCGCTGGCCTACTCGCGCGCGCTGGCATATCAGCAGCGCAGAACGCGGCCCTTGGCGGTCTGGACAGCTACACACGGGGTGGCAACCCATGGGAAGGCATCACGCTTGGCGCGGGCATGGGCGCGGGCGCTGGGGCAATCTCCCACTTTGGCCGCTCTGATGTGCTTGGCAGTATCGTCCGCCATCTGGCCGGGGTCGGCCTTGGTGCACTCGGGGGTGCGGCTGGCGCTGAAATGGAAGGCACAGACCCTCTGGCCGCAGCCATGACCGGGGCCGCGACGGGCGCAGCTGGAGAGGCGGTCGGCGCAGCAGCCAAGCCCGTTGCGGCTGGGGCGCGCGCGCTGGAAGAAAACGCAGGCGCAAACCTGACTGACCGGGCCTTCAATGCGCGGGACGTTGCCACGCAGAAGGTTGCGCAGATCCTTGCGAATGAAGGTTTGAACTCCGGCTCCCTGTCCGAAAAGCTCAGCCAGATGGGCCCACGCGCCACGCTGATGGACGTATCTCCAACCGCAGCGCAGGCGGCAGGGGCGATCGGGGCCGAGCCGGGACGCGGGCAATCCGTGTTGCGGGACTTTGTGCAGAACCGGGAGAACGCATCGGGGGGCCGGGTGGCGGATATGCTCACGCAGGCCATCGGCCCGCGCGGGGATGGTGATGCCCTTGTTTCCGCTCTGGACAATGAGCGACGACAGGCTGCCGGTCCGCTATATGAATCCGCACTTGCAACGCCGGTGCAGGATAGTGATGCTCTGCGCGATATCATGCGGACGGACGCTTTTGCTTCGGCGCTGCCCACAGCGGAGCGGCTCGCAAAGAACGAAGGCCGGTCGCTCTATAGCTCGGACGCCAATGGCAATCGCCAGATTGACCCGAGCAAGATGACCCTGCGGGACCTGCATTACGTCCAGCGCGCCATGCAGGACCATATCAGCGAAGTGCGGCCGGGCCTTGGCATCAAGGACAATGAGCTTTCCCGCAGTATCGCAGGCGTTCGGCAGAACCTTCTGGGGCAGATGGATGAAATGTCTCCAGACTACCAGCAGGCCCGGAAAATCTATGCCGGGGCCAGCCGCGTGCGGGATGCCTATGATGACGGCTTCAAGGCCTTCGACAGCAGTACGGGCGAAAACCATCTGACCAATGACATGATGGAGCGCAAGCTTGCTGGCTTTGAAAGCCAGTCTGAGCGCCAGGCCTATCTGCTTGGGGCACGCCAGCGCGTTTCAAACATCATGGGAGCGTCCCGCAACAACCGGCAGCGCGCCTATACGCTGTTTGGCGTAGGCAATGACAATCCTGATTTTGAAAACCAACAGAAGCTGGCCACGCTGCTTTCCTACGTGCGCCCTGCCGCCAATCAGGAAGCGGCGCAGGGTGCCATTCAGGATGATATGCGCCAGCGTCTTGGCTACAGCATTGCGGCACCCGAAGCAGAACCCATCACACCAGAAAGCGTACACGGACCGGACAATCCGCTTGTGGACGCGCACGGCAATGCTCTGGAGCCGGAAAGCGAAGAAGGGCAAGCTGAGATTGCCCGACGCATTGCGCATGCAGAAACCGAGCAGCAGGCCGCAGCAGATCTTCTGGCCGAACAGAAACAGGCCGCCCTGCAATTCTCGGGCCCAGACCGGGCGCGCGGTCAGGCTGCCGCCGATGCACTCCTGAATGGTCTAAAAACCGAACGGCAGTTTGGTGCGACCACAAACGCAGTTGCGGGTAATTCCGAAACTGCCCGCCGGTTGCAGGGCCGTCAGCTTATCGCCGCGTCTGAGGTCAATCTTCCAAGCAGTGTGCCGACCACGGTCACGCGCGTTGCGTCGTCTCTCGCCAACGCCGTTGTTGGTTCAGCCATGCGCCGCCGGGCCGATGCTATTAACTATGAAATGGCGCGCCTGCTGGCCGGGTCAGATACGCGCCTTGCGGCCCCGTCTGGGCCCGCAAAGTCGGGCAGCAAAGCAACGCTGCCGCCTGATCCGGTTGCCGCTGCACTCTTGAGAAATCCCGGCGTCCGTGAGCGCGTCGATACCAAAAACAGTATCGCTCAGGCTCTTCTGACTGCCGCCATTACGCAAGCCAATATGAACGGATCACGCTGATGCCGTATGATACCAATGGGAACTATTCCCTTCCGACTATCTATTACGCCATTTCCGGAACGGTTATTAATCCATCGCAGCACAACACGCCTTTTGAGGACGTGCAGGCCGCTTTGAACCGTCCGCTATTGCGAGACGGTACCGCGCCTATGACGGGGAATCTGAACGCCAACGGGAACAAGATTACTGGCATGGCAAAGGGAACGGCAGATACTGATGCTGTGACATTTGCGCAGCTTGGTGACTACGCAACACAGGCATGGTCAAATAACCAGTTTGTTGCCCGAGCGACAGGAGCGAATGACTACTCGCCACTACAGACTGGTGTTCAGAAATCATCTGGTAACATTTGGTTTTCTTATAATGATGGTGCCGGAATAAAGTATGCGTTTGCTCAACAAGCGGGTGATTACGCGACAAACACGGCCCTCCAATCTGAAGCATCCAGCCGAGCCAGCGCGGATACAGCACTACAGAGCAATATTGATACAAAGGTTGATAAAACTACCGGAGCCATGTCCGCCCTTGATGTGGAGAATGGCGGTTACTTTCGGATGACCGCTGGATCACAAGGGTATGCCACATGGTATCGAAATTCGGCAACAGCCTGGGATGGTGTGCTTGATATTTTTTCCAATGTGGGTGGTTCAAATACAAATGTTCTGAGGATAGCCTCAGATGGCGGCATCAACATTCTGGGGTCTGGCACGTTTCAGAAGAATGGCGCGGATGTAGCATTCCAGAGTGATCTAGGGAACTATGTTCCGATATCAACATATATCAGTGACTTTTTAACAGGCAATGGCAGTATCATTAATCTGGCTTATGGGCACCGGATAGTATCGTTTTGGGTGTCAAACGTCTCAGATCAGCAGCGCATCAGTTACCCACAAGCATTTTCCGCACCTGCAACCTCAATTTCTGTTCAGCAGCAGACCAGTAATGCTCAACAGTATTGGGCATGTCCCGGAGATGCGGACGCAGGGGGTTTCACAATCCACACGGGTGGCGGGTCAAACAGCTACTGGATTACAGCAATAGGACCAAAATAATGACAGATGTAAAAACAGCTTATCCTGCTCGGTATTATGCATCCTACGACACAACGGCAACACAACCAACTCCAGTAACTGGATGGTATGATACGTGGGGCATGAGCAACCTTATCGACGTTCCGGAAGCAACCAACATGGTTGCCATCAGTGATTCCGACTGGAACAACACCGACACGTTCCGCCTGCCCATAGGGCGTGGTGTTCTGTCTGGAAAAATCATCGACTACGAGCCGCCCGCGCAGGCCGTCCCGCTGAAAACTCAGGCTCAATCCGCACTCGCAATCGCCCGGCAGACTGTTTGGGATGAATATGGTTCAATCAACGAAGCCACGCCTGAAAATTGGGTTACATATCTCAAAGCCCTGATGGCGATTGCCAACGGCAAGGATACCACCAGCACAGCGCTTCCGGCTGCGCCAGCATAATACGTTCTTGCAAATGGGGGTGAGTAGCGGTACCTTGTGATCACCACTCGCTTTCTCGCGCTTCAAGCAGTTAAGGCAGCATCCCCAAACATACAGGTTTTCCATGGGTGATATGGCCGCTTTAACAAGAGCAGACCCACGCCTTGATGATCATGAACGGCGCATTACTGCGCTGGAGCAAGGCGTTGTATCAATTCAGCTCAAATTGGCGGAAGTCCAGACAGAAGGCCGCATGCGCGGAGAACGTCAGGAACGCGACACCAGAGACCTGAAAGTCACAACGGATAATGTCAAAAGTTCCGTTGATGACATTTTGCGTTCCGTTATTTTGCTTTTCCGCGGGCTTAAGTGGTCATGGGTGGCCTTCTCTGCAATCGCGGGGTTTGTCGCGATGTATGGCGACCGGCTCATGCTTTTTTGGCGACACCTTAGCCAATGAGCGGCCTCTACCTTCCTCATGTTCGGGATTTGTGGGTGCGACCCGCGCTGGCATCTCTTCCTCCTGCGCTGAATACTCTTTCCCGTATGCAGGGCGTGCTGGGCATTGGGAATAAAGAGAGCGGGTATCGCTATCTTGTCCAGACCAACCCGGCAGAAACAGCCAAGGGTTTTTGGCAGATGGAAACCGCTACGCATGACGACATGTGGCGCAATTTCATTCGCTACCGGCCAGACCTACAGGCAGCGCTTCTGGGCATCCTGAGCGGGGCCAAGCCAGAAGCGGCGCGGCTGGTAGATCGGCCCATCTATGCCGCCGCCATGTGCGCCGTTCACACGTACCGTTCGTCCGATGCGCTCCCCGCCGTCAATGATGCTGCGGGATGGGCTGCCTTCTGGAAGCGGAACTACAACACGGAAGGCGGGGCAGGCGTAGCAAACGAGGCCGTCCCGTATTTCCGCGAGGCCATGGAGGCCTGACATGGACCCGACAACACTCCTGGCATCTATTTTCAACTACGTCCTGCCATTGCTCCCAGCCAAATGGGCGGCAGACGTAGCATCCCTTGGCTTAGTCATCGCTGGCGCATGCGCAATAGCGGCCCGGCATTGGCCCAAGCCGAAAGACGGAAGCAAGTGGATGTGGCTTTACGATCTGGTCAACACTGTCGGCCAGAATAAAGGGCACGCCACCAACGCGACCGACACCAACCCCAAAAATTGACTGGAACCCGCCATGAATACACAGGCACTTATTACCGCAGGTGAATCCGTTTTCACCACCATTTCCGGCAAGGCAATCTCCGGGACTGTGGAGGCAAATATCTCCGACGTTGGCTCGCTGGTTACGGTCGGACTGACTTTGCTTGAGCGCAACGTGAACTTCAACGTGACAGGCGTTGTTGATGGCGTCACGCAGATCCTGTCTGGCGTCAACGCGACCATCGAGGCCGCCAAGACGAAACCCGGCACGGCCACGGCAGCAACCGGCGGCGCGTGAGCGCATATCTCTGGTGGGCGCTCGCAATCATCTCGATTGGGGCGCTCATCTGGCTTGTGGCTTATGCGACGAAAGCGGGCCGCAATGCCCAGAGCGTGACGACGAGCGAGCATGCAGCAACTGATGCGGAAATCGTGACCGGGGTTGAGGCCAATATGGCCAAGGCTCAAGCCGAGGGGCCGCAGAGTAAAGAGCAGCTGCTTGACCGGCTGGACGCGGGGGCCGGATGAAAAAGGGCGCAATGGGCCTATGTGGGCTTTTCTTTTCCTTCTGTCTCTGCGCCTGTTCTGGGCAAACGGTAAAGCCAATCTGCCCCCAGATCACACCTTGGACGGCTGACTTCCAGCATCAGGCAGCGGCAGAGATCAGGGCGAATCCCGGCCTCGTAGCGCTGCTTGAGATCGCTCGGCAGGATGTGATTTTGCGGGATCAGGTGCGGGCTTGCCGGAAGAAGGTGGCGCAATAACTGAGTGTTGCTGGTTATCGCGCCGGGGGCAGATTAGGCCTGCTTTGGCTTCTCCGCTAGGGCTCGAACCTAGCTTGGCGGAATCAAAATCCGCTGTCCTACCGATTAGACGACAGAGAAAGAGTGACGGGCTTCCACCGTCGCCTGCGTCCTGAGTTGTCGCAGTCTCCGCGATGCATAGTGCAAAGCGGTGTGGCATGTAGTGTGACCGGATTTTAACCGGTATTTTGCAGCCTCCAGCCGCATGTCCTCGCATTTAGACGACACCCTACAAGATACGCTGCGGACCGGGCTTGATACCGGCTATAGCGTCGGACTGTGTCCGATATTCAATGTTGCTTCCGCATCCATGATGTCACGTTTCCCGCGCGCAGAGGGCTGACCTCACATGGCATTCCGCGTGTCCAATCCACGCCGCCGCAACCCCGTGAGCATAGTACGGGTTGGGGGTGGGGTACAAGCGGGAAATAACTCAGAAAAATTGTGGGTAAATTTCCGGGCATACTCGTAAATTATAAAAACAATAATGTCATAATTTCAATAATTTAAAAGAAGAATATGACTTCCTCTCTCTCCGCCAGATAACTTCAAAAAATATCTGTTTTGATAGAGTTATCTTGATAAGCCTTTTCAGGCTTATTCCTGAAATCATCACTGAAAAATTTCACCAAAGCAGTTTTTTGGCGTGCTTTGGCTTCTGAGGCGTTTGAGAAAACACGCTTCTTCCAGGAGAGCTGATAGTGCTTCGTGCAGGACAGGGTCCTTCTTCCCTGAGTTGCACCTAAGCTGTCTAAGGCACGCCTTCCTCCACTAAGCCTCATCCGATGCACGGAACCAAAGCTATGATCAGGTCCTTATAGATACTGTCTGGGGTGGCGCTCGGGACCTCATGCTCATAGGAAGGATCGTTTATCATGATTACCGTGCATCATCTGGACAATTCACGTTCCCAGCGGATTCTCTGGCTGCTGGAGGAGCTGGAATTGCCCTATGACATCAAGTTTTATAAGCGCGATCCCAAAACCATGATGGCCCCAAAATCTCTGCGGGCCATTCATCCCCTGGGCAAGGCTCCCGTCATCACAGATACCGATGGTAATGTGACGCTGGCAGAAAGTGGGGCGATTATCGAATATCTCATCAATAAATACGGCAATGGCCGCCTGGCACCTGCGCGCGATACGCCCGAGTACATCCGCTTCATCTACTGGCTACATTATGCAGAAGGGTCGGCTATGCCACCGCTTTTGCTCAAACTGATATTCGGGATGCTGCCAGAAAAGGCCCCTTTGCCTTTCCGCCTGTTTGCATTCCTGATTGCGAAAGGGACGCAGGCAAAATTCATTAATCCGCAGGTCAAGCTGCATATGGATTATTGGGAACGCAGCCTGTCAGACAGTGCATGGTTTGCAAGTAATGACTTTACCGCAGCGGATATCCAGATGAGCTTTCCTCTTGAAGCCGCTGCCGCCCGCGCCGACGCAACGGACGGTCGGCCTCACGTGAAAGCGTTCCTGAGCCGTATTCATGATCGTCCCGCGTATCAGCGTGCCCTGCACCGAGGAGGGCATTACGCTTACGCGAGTAATGATAGTAAGCCTGCTTCCTGA